GTAGATAGCTCTACTGCAAATGGCGCATTTACTTCTCGTGGTCGTGCTCAATATAGAGCAGAGGGTATCGTTGAAACTAAACAAGCAACTGTAAATGCAGTACGTAATGCTGAGTTGGTTCAGAACGTAGTCGAAGATAGCAGAACTATTATTGAGACATCTTCACGTGTTCTATCAGACACAGGTTGGTATGACCCTCTTGCACAAACATTCTTGATCGACAACAAAGGTGGTGCATTTTTAACTAAGGTCGACATTTTCTTTGCAAGTAAAGATACTGCTATTCCTGTCACTTTGGAAATTCGTGAAGTTATAAACGGATATCCAGGTAAGCGTGTTTTACCATTCTCACGTGTAACTCTACGTCCAGAGCAAGTAAACATTTCAACTAACACAGTTGATTTAGATGGAGTAGCAACTCCTACATTTGATACTCCAACATCGTTTGTGTTTCAATCTCCTGTTTATGTTCAGGATGCATCTGAATATTGTATCGTTTTAATTTCAGATTCTAACAAATATAAATGTTGGATTTCTCAGTTGGGTGATACTGTCCCAGGAACAAGCAGAACTATTTCTGAACAACCATATCTTGGATCGCTATTTAAATCTCAGAATGCTTCAACATGGACAGCAGATCAAACTCAAGATTTAATGTTTACAATATACAAAGCTAAATTTGATATATCTGGAGTTGGAACAGTTCAGTTTGTTAATGATGTTCTTCCTTATACCACATTAGATACAGATCCATTCCAAATGACTGCTGGATCTAATATTATTCGTGTATGGCAAAATAATCATGGTTTAACAGATGGTTCTAAAGTAACTATCTCTGGTGTTTCTGGAACATTAAATGGTATACCTGCTGCAGAATTAAATGGAACATGGTTTATAAGTAATATTGACGTTGATTCTTATACAATTACTACAACAACCACAGCAACTAAGACTGGCTATTATGGTGGAACTACAGTAAGAGCTACTGGACAGGTTCAATATGATTCAGTTATGCCAGTTGCTCAAGTTCAAAATTTCTCAGAAACTTCTACAACATATTCATTGAAAACTACATCTGGAAGATCAGTTGATGGTTCTGAAACTCCATATGTTCAGGATATTTCTTTCGGTGCTTGTTTAGTTAATGAGAATAACTATTTTTATAGCCCACGTTTAGTTTCTTCTGAAATAAACGAAAATACATTTACTGGTGGCAATAAATCAGTGACTTTTGCTATAAACTTATCTTCAACTAATAATTCTTTATCGCCAGTTTTAGATACACAGCGTATGAGTTTGATTGCTATTTCCAATAGAATTAACTCTCCTTCTCATACCAATACCAATGTAACTCCAACTGACTATACTCAGTTATTTACTGGCGCAACGGGAGCATTTAGCTTCTCTGGCTCTACAATAACTTCCACTGTTTCTGCAGTTAGAAATTTAATGCAGACTATCGGTATTGGTCAATTTATTAGAGTAGAGGGAACTACAACTGCTGGAAACGCTGGAACTTATCTTGTAACTGATGTCATCGACAATGGAAGTAATTGCACGATTACTGTTTCTGGAGTAACATTTACTTCTGAAAATGCGGTTACTGGAACTATAGTTTCTACAGTTAACCTGTTTACAGACGAGATTGCTCCAGTAGGATCTTCAACGATTTCCAAGTATGTTTCCAAGACTATTAAATTGGCTCTTCCATCTACATTCATGAAGATCAGGTATTCAGCCAATATTCCAAACCAGTCTGACGTTTTAGTTTATTATAAGACTATTTTGGGGTCTTCGGGTAATATAGATAAGACTAAATATACTTTAGCAACCCCTATTTCAACACCAACTAAAGTTGAAAATGGAAATGAAAGATTCTATGATGTGGACTACTCTTTAAATAATTTGAATCCATTCGATACTGTTCAGGTCAAGTTAGTTATGAAGTCTACTAATACATCTGCAGTTCCAAGAATTAAAGATTTAAGAATTATTGCATGCGCATAAAATGGAACAATATCTAAAGGTATCTGGTCACGACAATCTAGTCAGAGACATGTCTTCCAAGGCAGTCATAAATACTAGTATGTCCGAATATGAAGAATATATGGCACTTCGTAAAGCAAAAGAACAAGAACAACAACTTATTGCAAACCAGACTGAAGAAATAAATAATCTAAAGTCAGATATATCTGAGATTAAGCAGATGTTACAAATGCTTATTAAAGATCGCTGAAAAATAAGGGAAAATAATGGCGACACTCGTTTTAAGACAAACTAAGGGACTACCCCTTACCAACGCTGAAGTTGATGGGAACTTTACCAACTTAAATGATGAGTTGGCGACCAAACTTCCTTCCACCTCATACACTGCAGCTGACGTTTTAACAAAAATTAAGACTGTAGATGGAACAGGTTCTGGTTTAGACGCAGACCTTTTAGATGGTCTAAGCACTAGTTCAACCTTACCAGGAATTGTGGATAAAAGTTCTGTTGTGACTCGAGACACATCTGGTAATACTGCCCTAAACCAATTATCGCTTACTGGTGCATTATCTGGTACAACTGCTACATTTAGTGGTGGTGTTTCAGTTGGCTCAATCACTATAGCAGGTGGATCCATTCCAGTTTCTGCTGGTGGTACAGGAGCTACAACTGCTCAGAATGCAAGAATAAATTTAGGTTTGGTTTTAGATACAGACGTTCAAGCGTATAATTCAAATTTACAAGCATTATCTGCTGCTTCACCAGCAGCAGATAGATTACCATATTATACTGGTGCTTCCACTGCAGCTTTAGCAACTTTCACTTCTTTCGGAAGAACTTTAGTTGCTTCTACTGACGTTTTTGCTGCAAGAACTAATCTTGGTTTAGTTTTGGGTACTGACGTACAACCTTTCTCAGCTGAACTTTCTTCTGTAGCTGGTTTGTCGACTACTGGTATAATTATCAGAACTGGTGCTGGAACCAAAGCAACAAGAACTATTACAGGAACAGCTGGAGAAGTTGTTGTAAGTAATGGTGATGGTGTAGCTGGAAACCCAACATTAAGTCTTGGTACAGGTATTGCAAAATTATCTGCAAATAACACCTTCGCTGGAACTAACACTTTCCAAGTAATTTATGCAACTGAAGTTAATACAACCTCAGACGAAAGACTGAAAGAGAACATCCAAACGCTAAATAATGCTGTGGATATTGTTAATAGTTTGCGTGGCGTAGCCTATATTAAGGGTGGCAAAGCAGAACTTGGTTTGATAGCTCAAGAAGTTGAACAGGTTATCCCTCAAGTTGTTGGGACAGATATGTCTGGTTATAAAACCATCGCCTATGGAAATATGGTTAGTATATTGGTCGAAGCTATCAAAGAACAACAAAAAACAATTAGAGAATTAACTACTCGTTTAGAGAAACTGGAGAAATAATATGGCAATTCATGCAGCAACTGGATTTAAAAGATCTGATGGAACAGATGTAGTAAACCTGTTCTGGAACTACTATGATGCAGGTAACAGAAACTATACTGAAGGTAATGGTAACTGCGGATGGAACTGTGCATGTAATAACTGTAATTCCAACTGTAACTGTAACTGCGGTAACTGCGACGCTGGAGATATTTCTATTAACGTAGCTACTACCGATAGACGTATTAACATGTTCCGCAACACTGCTTATGCAGACGGTATCCGTCACGACAATCAAGATAACACTTTAGGTGGTTTCCAATGGTTCCGCACAAACTGTAACTGTAACTGTGCATGTAACTGTAATTGCGCTTGCGACTGTGCTTGTGCTTGTGCATGTTAATGGAGACAGAATAAATGTTTAAAATTATTAAAACTCAAATTACAGCATCTTTAAAAGAAGGTTCTGAGATTGGTATAAATGCCAATTATAGAACAACAATGGGCTATAATTCTGAAGACAAAACAATTTCAGTAAAAGTAGAAAAATTAAACAGACCAGATTTGACTCGTGAAGAAAATTTGGAAGTAACATACACAGAAGTAGCTTCTAGAATATTTGGTTTAGAAGATTTTCCACAAAATACTGATAACATAACTTGGTTCACTGAGTATGATGTTGAAGCAAATAAAATTTCAGATCCGATTGAGATTTGGGATTGGGTTGCTACATTACAACAAAAGACTCCTCCTGCTCCAAATGTTCCATATACTATCGGTTCTTTACAAACAGACTTCGCAGCTCACTTTACGCCAAAAATACTTCCATTATTTCATTTAGGTTCTTTCAATAAATCAGTTGAAAATTTTGAAGGTTCATTGTTACAATTTTACGTAACAAATGCAGACCAAACTACATTGGCTCCACATGATACAATTTTAACAGATCCAAATCTAGAAGTTAAAACTTCATTAGAAAAATCTCAGTGGAGTAGTATCAATATTTTACCTATGCTTTCATACAATTTACTAGACGCTAATGGAGATGTAGTTGAAGTTGAACAGACTAAGATGGTAACACCTCGTCACCAAAAAGTAACTTTACCTAAAGCTGATGAATATTCTGTTAGAATTAACTTCACTAAACCTGCATTTAAAAATATTTCCAATACATATAATGTTTCAGTGGTTAATGGCGGAATTAATAAAAATAGGATTGTAATTTCAGAAGGATCTTCTGTTGTTCTAGTTAATGCACGTGGACTAAATTCTGGAGACTTCGTTAAAGTTAAGCTAAATATTGGAAAGTATAATAGTTTCGGTGAATTCTGGATTAATATTCAGTAAATTTGAACTAATAATTTTGAAATAAATACTCGATATCTTGTCGAGTATTTTAAATAATTTAAAGGTGAATATGAGTAAATATAGATTAATTCTACAGGGTTCTAATGATGTAAAAGAAGTTTTGGTTTATGATCCAATAACTTCTGAAATGGTTTGGGAAGAATCTGGGGAAAGACCATCCTTGCAGCATTTGGGTCAAGATATCGAATATAAAGTTACAGCATCAAAACAGTGGAAACCATTTAAGGTTACCAATCCACACGACCCAGATCTGCATGGTCGTAAATCCAAAAAGCCAACAACATTAAAAATTACCATGGGTCTTAAGTGCAATTTTAAGTGCACTTATTGTAACCAAGCTCATCAGCCACACGATCCAGTTGGTGGTCCAGAAGATGCGGATGATTTAATCCAAAAAATCAAAACAAACTTTGAACTTGGAACTTATGACCCAGTAAGAATCGAATACTGGGGTGGAGAACCATTTGTTTATTGGAAAACTTTAAAACCACTATCTGAGAAATTGCGTAAAGTGTATCCAAAAGCACAGTTTACTATTGTTACCAATGGTTCTATGTTAGATCGAGAAAAAGTCGACTGGCTAAACCAGATGGGATTCTCAGTAGGTATGTCTCATGATGGTCCATTGCATGCTCAAAATCGTGGACCAGATCCATTGGATGATCCAAAGATGCGTTTCGGTATCGCTTACGCATTAAAAACTATGGGTCAAATGCGTTTTTCTTTTAACGCAGTTTTAACAAGAGAAAATGTTTCTTTAGCTGCAGTAAGAAACTTTATTCTTGATAAAATTAACCAAAGACATCCAGATTACCCTGATCAACCTGGTATTGATCAGCGAGAAATTCATGTTACCACTGAAGAATTGCTGTTACCGTATGACGATGATGGAATGAAACATTCATTGGTTACTCCAGATGAAAAGAAGATGATTCTTCATAACCTTTTCTGGGAAACAATTAATCAAAGAAATGAGTTTAGTTGGACTGTGCATAGTAAAATTAAAAACTTTTTTGACAGTTTGATTAATCAAAGACCTGCTGAGGCTCTTGGTCAAAAATGCGGTATGGATAGAGAAGACAATATTGCGATTGACATGAAAGGTAATGTAACCACTTGCCAAAATACTTCTTCTTTGACTAAACACCATATTGGTAACATTGAAGATTTTGATAATATTCGTTTAACTACTTCATACCACTGGAGTACTAGAAGTGAGTGTCCAAGTTGCCCAGTAGTTCAATTATGTCAAGGTGCTTGTTTATTCTTAGAAGACAAGTATTGGGAACAAGCGTGTGAAAACTTGTTCTATTATAACTTGGCGATGCTGGCTTCTTCTCTGTTTATACTTACAGGAGGTCTTGTACTAGTAGAAGTACAAGGAGAAAAGATAAGAAACGAAGGAATCACTTCGATACCAGTTATTGATATTAATTTTGTCAAATCTGATGGTAAAGAAACTTCCTGGAAAGTTCGTAAACCAATCGGTATTCCAGTTGTAACAGTTCCAGTTGGCTTGCAGTAATATGTCTTTTTTGAAGTGCAAAATCTGGCTGGTTGAGCAATATCCAAGATATGGGTCTAATTATAATTTGTTCCCAATATCTGATATTATAGATTATGATTCTGATAATACATTTTATGACTATAAAGAAGATAAATCCCAGCATTTTATAAATATGATGGTTCCAGAATTTGAAATTTATGCAACAGAAGAACAGATTGAAATTTTAAATAAATATACTGAAGAGATTATCAGTAAAAAGATTCCGATACTTAGAAATGTGCAAAAGGGTGATGTGGAGTATTGGATGATAGATACTACATTTTTAGACTATCATCTTAAAACAAAAAATATCCAATAGGAGAAAAAAATGAATGCAAAACATGTTAAATGGGTCATTGCACATGAACCTATCGGCTTGTTTCTTAAAGTAGCGGATCGTTTCGCTACAGAAGTAAACGAGAAGACTGGTGGAATGTTCAATATTGAAGTTTTATCATTGTCAGATTATTCTGCAAAATATAACGATGGCAAAAAGATCACTAAAAATGAGTTAATGACTTTAGTTGATTCTGGTGCTATTGAAATGAGCCACATCTATACTACTTGGTTAGCTGATTATAATAAAGATCTACATGCTTTAGATCTACCTTTCTTATTCCGTGACCACGATCACGCTGATGCAGTTCTAGAAGGTGAAATTGGTACTGAGTTGTTAGCTGGTGTATCTAAGAATTCTAATATTCACGCTATGTCTTTCACTTACTCTGGTGGTTATCGTGTTGTTCCAGCTAACTTCCGTGCTGATACTGTAGAAGCATGGAGAGGTCAAGCTGTTCGCACTTCACGTTCTCCAGTAGCTGTTGAGACATTTAAGTTACTAGGTGCTGAGCCAAAAGAGCACATCGCTCTAGAAGAAATGAATGAATATGCAGATAAAGGTGAAATTGCTGCTGGTGAATCAACTTACGTTCGCATTTTCCCACTAGATCAGTATAAATCTTTTAAAGTTGTTAATGACACTGCTCATAGCTTGTTCTTAACTTCTATTATTGTTAACAAAGACTTTATGGCTCAGTTTGACGAAGAAACTCGAGAGATTCTAGCTACTGCTGCATTTAATGCTGCTCGTGTAGAGCGTCGTGAATCTGTAGCTGACATTCCTAACATCTTGGCTGAATGTCAAGAAAAAGGTGTTGAAGTTGTTCGTATGTCTACTGAAGAACAGAAGAAGTTCCAAGAAGTTACTTCTGCTGTTTATGAAAAGTTTGCAGACTATTTCACTCCAGGATTAGTGCAGAAAATTAAGTTACAATAAGCGTTTTGACAAATGATGGGGAGCTTCGGCTCCCCAAAATAATTATTCCTTTTAATCAATTTTACAATGACTATGAATAAAGAATGTTTATATTATAATTGCTATAATGTTCCAGAAGTAATACAAGCTGGAGATAAAAGTATTGAACCTTATCTATCACCAGATTATTCAGATAAAGTTTTCCAGTTTTATAGAAAATATAAAATGGATTTGACTAATGTAGTATGTGATAGAATGGATATCCTTCCACATTATATTAACATAAAAAAGAATCAATTTCCACTACCAAAAATTGAGCCAGATTTTAATATGTCTTTTGCTGAGTGCGTTGAAAAACGAGCAAAAGAAATTTTGGCACTCAATAAACCAATAACGGTAGTTTGGAGCGGTGGTATTGATAGTACACTTGTAATATTTTCACTGCTTCAATTTTGCAATGACCCATCACAAATTACTGTTTATGGAACTTATAACTCTATTGTAGAGTCTGGTGATGTATTTGAAAAATATATCCTGCCAAGGGGTGTCAAATATCAGTTTGCAGTATCATCTAGAAAATACTTTAAAGATGATACACAAATCTATATCTCTGGTTTTATGGGTAATCAATTATTTGGACCAGTTGATGATTTTTCATATTCAAAAGCTACATTGTTTCATCACCATCTTAGAGGTAATGGTGATATTGAAGATTCTTACGAAACTGTGTTGACTGAAGAGATGCACGAGTTTTTATTACCTGCACTTAAAGCCAGTCCAAAGAAAATAGAAACTGTTAGAGATTTACGCTGGTTTGGTATTTTTATGTTAGATTGGCACCAGTCATATTATGATATTTTAATCAAAACAAAAAATTATGATAAAGTTTATCATTTTTTTGATGATGCTGATATGCAAAAATATTCTATGACAACAAAAGAGCCATACACAAAAGTAAAGGGAAACCCTCTGACCCATCGCTGGGTCATGAGGGAATTAATTGAAGAGTGGGGGAAGTGCTCTCACTATGCTTGGAACAAACCAAAGAGTATATCAAACTTGGCCAATAGAGCTGCTGACTGGTATTTTATAATGCCAGATCATAGTTTGATTACTCCAAACAATATTAAATTTAATTAGTAATTAACAAACCCAACATAAACATTTAAGAATACTTGTGCTTGGTCTGATAAATTAGTTTCAACGTAGCGTTGCAAATATCCTGGAGTGACAACAATTTCACCAACACGAGCACGAATTCCATAGTTTGTTGCAACTAAACCATTAGAAACCAGTTGGCGAATTGTTTGGACTCCACCTCTTGTATCAGCGAAATATGTGTTTGGTGGGAACTGTCCTGTATGCAAAACGAATGTTAAAATTAGAGGAACGTGTTCATAGCAATGTAATGGTACATGCTCTTGTGGCTGTTGGAAAAATACGCTAGAACCAAGGATCTCGGGCAATCTCTTTAGATCTTGATTTTCTTTATCTTCAAATTCTTCTAATTGCTTGCAAGTACTATATACGAACCCTCTAAATTTTTCTACTAGTGGGTTGTCAATACCCATAATATTTACATTCCCAGTTTCATTATTATGCTGGTTGTAAATAGCTAAAAATTCATTGAGTTCTTCTTCATTTAAATTAAAAGAAAAACAGCGCAAAGGTGTTGGGAAAAGTGATTTTTCGAATGTTTTTGTCACTTCAATAGAAGTTTCTTGACTTGTAGAAACTTCAGTCTGGGGTTGTTGATTTTCTTGCATTTTATCTCCATAAGTTAATTAAATTTCAGCTTTCGCTCAAAGGTATTTATACACCCGTCTTGTATTTAGCGTTTTCAAATAGAATAAATAAACATGTATATTGGGAGAAAAATTAAGTGGCTACAGTTACAAACTTATACGTAGATCAGGGTTCGTTTTACAGAACTCACGTCACAGTTGCTAATTCCGATGGGAATGCTCTGGACTTAACTGGTTTTACTGTTGCTTCTCAGATGAGAAAGTCATATCAGTCTTCGACTGGATTTAACTTCACAACTTCTATAAGTAATCCGACTCAAGGTAGGGTTAGACTTGAACTAACTTCTGAACAATCAAGAGTCATCCCTGCAGGTAAATATCTTTATGATGTTGAAATTCTATCTCCAACAGGGGAGAGAACTAGAGTCGTTGAAGGTATAGTTTTAATAAACCCAGAAATCACGAAGATCTAAAATGGCAGATATTATCGCTACAGTAGACGATCCGTATGGATCATCATTAGACTCTGGAACAACAGTTACAGCATCATCTACATCGGTACCACCAAATACAATCGAAAATATGTTAGATGTAGATTTGCAGACGTTGACTGATGGGGCATTACTAATTTACAAAAATACCACCTCCAAATGGACTGCTTCCACGATGTTGGATAAGCAGAACATGGAAGGTGGAGAATTTTAATCGGAGACATAAAAGATGGCATCTATAATCAGAATTAAACGCTCGTCTACAAACGGAAATCCAGCAACGCTGGGTGCTGGTGAACTAGCATACTCTGCCTTAGCAGGAACAGTATCGAATGGTGGTGATCGCCTATACATAGGTATGGGTACAGAAACCTCAGGTAATGCTGCGAACCACGTAATTATCGGTGGTAAGTATTTTACCGATATGATGGATCATACTCCAGGAACTTTAACTGCAAGTTCTGCACTTATTACTGATTCCAGCAATAAAATTGATGTAATTAACGTAGGAAATTTAACTCTTACTGGTAGTACAAATACTATTAGTTCCACTGATACTAATGGTAATATTTTATTAGACCCAGCTGGCACTGGCTATGTTCAGGTCGTTGGTACTAATGGTTTTATCCTTCCTGTTGGTACGACTGCTCAAGCAGGTCCAGCAATCCAAGGTACTGTTCGTTACAATACTGATAAATCTTCTTTCGAAGGTTACAACGGAACTAACTGGGGTTCACTTGGTGGTGTTAAATCTGTTGATGGTTTAACATATATTATCGCTGAAACTTCTCCAGGTGCTTCTGACGATACATTAAGATTCTACGCAAGTAATAACGTCACTGCTGTTCAAGTAGCTACATTAGATCAAACTAAATTAGCAGTTCTACAAACTACTGCTTCAACTAGCACTACTACTGGTGCGTTGACCGTAGCTGGTGGCGTTGGTATCGCAGGTAATTTATATGTTGGTGGCAACCTTAGCATCGCAGGTACTGATTTAAATATCGGTAGCGTACAATTCAATAATGGTTTAACATTATCTGGATCTACAACTGCTGCAACTGAATACTTCACAATTACCGATGGCGCAGCAACTCCAGTAACAAAATTCCAAGTAGATACTTCAAGTGGTAATACCACTATCGCTGGAACATTGAGTGTTACTGGTGCTACAACTATTACTGGCGCAGCTACTCTAAGTTCTACTCTTGGTGTTACTGGTGCTACAACATTAAGTTCTACTCTTGGTGTTACTGGCGACCTTTCTGTAAACACTAATAAGTTTACTGTTGCTTCTGCGACTGGTAATACTTCTGTTGCTGGAACATTGGGTGTTACTGGTGCTACAACATTAAGTTCTACTCTTGGTGTTACTGGAGCAACTACTCTAAGTTCTACTCTTGGTGTTACTGGTGCTACAACTCTATCGAGCACATTAGATGTAACTGGCAACTTAAACGTAAACACTAACAAATTCAGTGTTATCGCATCATCTGGTAATACTTCTATTGCTGGTACTTTAGGTGTAACAGGTAATACAACTCTATCTGGTACTCTTGGTGTAACTGGTGCTACTACTCTTTCTTCTACAGCTAACGTAGTTGGAGATTTCTCAGTTGCTACCAACAAGTTTACTGTTGCAGCTTTAACAGGTAATACAGCTGTAGCTGGCACTTTAGGTGTTACTGGCGATACAACTTTAACAGGCGACTTGGCAGTTAATGGTGGTGATATTACTACCACCGCTACAACATTTAACTTAATTAATACTACTGCGACTACTTTAAATATTGGTGGCGCAGCGACTTCTCTAACACTTGGTGCTACAAGTGGTACTGCTACTATCCGCAATACTACTGTTGCGATTACCAATAATGCTACAGTTGGTGGCACTTTAGGTGTAACAGGTAATACTACTCTATCAGGTACTCTTGGCGTAACTGGTGCTGCAACGATTACTGGTATTATTAATGCCAACGGAGGTATTACTGCAACTGGTTCTGTTAGTGTAACTGCTGGTGGAACAAATACAAATATTAACCTTGTCCCACAAGGTACTGGTACTGTTGACGTTGCAAGTAAGCGTATTACCAACGTTGCTGAACCAACTCAAGCTACAGACGCTGCAACTAAGAACTATGTTGATGCTGTTAAGACTGGTTTAGATCCAAAGGATTCAGTTCGTGTCGCTACAACTGCTGCATTAACTGTTACTTACTCTAACGGATCTTCTGGTGTCGGAGCAACATTAACCAATGCTGGAACACAAGCTGCAATAACTATCGACTCTATTGTACTAGCAGTCGGAGATCGTGTCTTAGTTAAGAACCAAGCAACTGCTTCCCAGAATGGTATCTATACTGTAACCAACGTTGGTTCAGCTTCTACAAACTGGGTATTAACTCGTTCTATTGACGCTGAAACATCAACAGAACTTACTGGTGGTGCATTTACTTTCGTTGAAGAAGGTACTACTAATGGTGATAATGGTTTCGTTTGTACTACAGACGGAGCAGTTACAATTGGTACTACATCAATTAACTGGGTACAGTTCTCTGGTGCTGGTCAAATTATTGCTGGTGCTGGTTTAACTAAGACTGGTAACCAAATTGACGTTGTAGGTACTGCAAACCGAATTGATGCTAACGCAGATAATATTGACATTTCTGCAAACTATGTTGGTCAAGCGTCTATTACAACTCTGGGTACTATTAGTACTGGTACTTGGCAGGGTACTATTGTTGCTGGTCAATATGGTGGTACTGGTGTAAACAACTCAGGTAAGACAATTACTCTTGGTGGTAACTTAACTACTAGTGGTGCGTTTAACACTACTCTTACTGCAACTGGCACAACTTCTGTCACTCTTCCAACTTCTGGAACTCTTGCGACATTAGCTGGTACTGAAACATTTACCAACAAGACTTTAACATCACCAACAATCAACTCTGGTGCTATTTCTGGAACATTCACTGGAAATGCAACATTGTCAGGTGTAATCACTTTATCAAACACAACTGATGCAACCAGCACTACTGCTGCTGGAGTTGTTATGTCTGGTGGCTTGGCAGTTGCTAAAGCAGTATATGTTGGTACAAACATTACTGGTGCGGGTGCTTCAACTTCGACTCTTGATGGATTTAACATCGATGGTGGAACTTACTAAATAGTATCATAAGGGTAGTTGTTACTACCCTATTACCTTTTTTAAGGATTTGAATGGCTAATAAAGTCTTACTGAAGAAGTCTTCAGTTGCGGCAAAAATTCCGCTATCAACTGATTTGGATTACGGTGAATTGGCATTAAACTATGCTGATGGTAAACTGTATTTCAAAAATTCGT